TCGCCGAGCACCTGACCGATGTTATCGAGGCCTGCTACCGCGACCTGTGCAGCACCTGCAATCCGCAGCACTTGGTCGCCTCCGGCTGGATAGCCATTCCGAACACCGTATCCCTGACCGAGGCCCAGGCCGACCAGATCTTCGACCTGGTTGGTGCCTGGCCCGATCATCCATCAAAAGCAGCCACCAGCCAGACCGACCCGTCCCTGTCTGATGCCCGGCCTGACCAGCGGCATCAGCAGTATGCCACACCGCATACATATGCCGCTGATGCGGCGAGGTGATCTATGTCCACCGAAACCATCGACACCACTACCGTAGAACACATCATCAAAGCTCTGTCCGAACCACCGGCGCCGGCTGCAGAGGTCGTCACCTTGGGTCGCCAAATGGCCGAGCGCATCCTTAGCTGGCTCGAGGATCATCCAGCGATCGCAGGTATCGCGCTCTCCACGTGCGAGGAAGTCAGCGTCCTGCGCCAGGCGCTGGCAGAACCGAAGGTGGAATTGTGGGCCATCCACAGCGTTGGCCCGGGCGAGGTCTACCCCTGCCTGAGCAAAGAGCACGCCGAGCGCGAAGCGAAAGAGCTGTTCGAGCAAGGCGAGAAGATGAAAGCCGACAGGATTGCCCGCGGCGAAAGCGTCGAGCACTGGCATGACTGGGTTACAAACGTCATCCCCTCGCCCTGGGAGCCGGCCGAGCACTTCGAGATCCTGGCCGGAGAGATTGCCGATCATCGCAAAGATCTGATCGCCCGGCTGGAAGAGTTGGAAAAGAAGTCAGAGCCAGCCCCGGCGCAGGATGAGCGGGAGATCGTCGGGGTAGAACGCTACCGAGTCGAGCCGACCGGGAGAGGGTTCTGGCCTTTCTGCGTACGTGCCGGCGATGGCACTCGCGAACTTTTCGTCGGCCATCGCAAAGCTTGTGAGCGTGTAGCAGCTGAGCTGGTCACGGCGTTCGAAGACGGAAGGTTTGTTGCTTCCAGCCCCGCGCAGACCGAGCAGCAGCAGCCGGTGGCGTTTCGTATCCTGCGGAAACGTACCGATGGGCTGTGGGCAACCGACGGGCGCCCTTGGGTAGATGGAGTGCCGGACTCCGCTCTGCTGAAAGACATTACTGAGAGGTCAGATGGCTGGCGCTTGATTTACGCCTACGCCGCCCCCATCGCGCAGACCGATCCATGGCAGCCGTCTGGCGCCGACTACGATAGGGCCATCCACGCCAACCCTGACGCAAAGGCATGGGCTGATCTATTCGTCGAGACGTTCCCAGGCCTGGCCGACAAGCACGATCTGATGATCGGGTGGTTCGCTAACGCGATGATGGCCATGCACGACCACCTGGCGCGGAAGGCCGTCCCGCAGCCGGAGCAGAGCGAGTTGGCTGACACACCGCTCCGGCAGGTCGAACTGAGAAACGAGGTTATCTGCGAGCTCTACGCTGAGTTTTCGCGGGGCGGAACTCCCAACTGGGAGCCGATATTCGAGCGCGCAATGAAGCTGGTCGTTTACGCCATGCCAGAGCCGGCCCGCTCTTTCGCGCTCTCGAAGAGCGCCTCGCCGCAGCCGGAGCAGATCGGGCTGGATGACCAGCTACCAGAACTTGGTCGCGGCTTTGACCCCGCGGATGCCAGCCCTGCCTGGGTACTGGCATACAGGGCGGCAACCGGGCTGACGTTGAGAGAGGCCCGCGCCGAGGGTAGGCGTCGCCGAGCTGCTCTGCCTACCAGGGGTGGCGACTAGAAATGACCATCGCCGACGACTACTACGCCGACGCCGGAGAAACGGTCGGCCAGGCGTGCGTCCGGATGCACGCGGCTGGGTTCGGGATCGAGCGCGCCGCGCTGCTTATCGGCTACGCAACCTCGTCGGATCTGCGCAAACACCTTGCGCGGCGCGGGCTGGAATGCCCGTGGCCGAGGAACACCTACCAGGATCGCCGAGGGCGCCCGCCTATCCGTATCACCGATGCCGCCATGGAGCGCTACGTGGCCATGCGGCAATCGGGTGTCCTGGCAAAGGCAGCAGCGGCTGACGTTGGGTTCTCCTCCTGCCAGATCGTGAAGGCCATTCAGCAGCGCAGGCCTGACCTTAGCTTGCCGCGTGGGCGCACTCGTGGCGATCGGTATCGGCACGGTTCTGATCATCAGTCTGGGCATCAGCACCGCTGAGCCCGCGTAAATCAAGGCGTCCAGCGGGGCGCTGAAAAATTCGGCCCCTAGTCGGGCTCAGAGAGGGAAGCATGGAAATTTTCGAAGAAAAGGGGAAGCCGTTGAAGGCGTTCATCGTCGAGACCGACGACCCTGAAGAATCCGTCATCCAGTTCGCCACGACCAACGTGGCTGCACGCCGGCAGGGCGCCGATGAGATCGGCACCGACTTCGAGGCTGTGTCTTGCAAGCGTCTCCCATGGGCTGACGAGTATGCCGGCAAGCCGATCCCGGCCAAGGCATACATCGACAACGGTTGGTTTGTCGGATGCACGCATTGCGGCGCACAAGTTAGCCAGGACTCATCGAGCGAAGATGACGACGGCAACGAGATACCGCATGAGCCGGTGTACCACGGCGAGCATGTTTTCTGCTGCCCCGATTGCGAATCGGCGCACGACGCTGAGGTCGCAACCCAAAATGCCAAGTTCGAAGAGTTTGAGCGGCGTGCGCGCGAGGCTCGGCCTGACCTGAACTTCACTTCGTTCCGCGGCAAATACCCTCATCGAGCCATGACCGGAGAATTCATGTTCGATGGCGCGAAATATGGCGGGAGGGGGCGTGGCGACGGTGACGGCGAAACGAAGTGGTTCGTTTTTCAGGGGG